AACCTGGCCGACGGCCTGTGGACCGAGATGGACCTATGGAGGGGTAAAAGTGAGCTCCTTAAAAAACACTTCGAATGGACAAAAACGCGCATTTACCACAAGGGCCAATACGAGACGACCTGGTGGATGGCCGCCCGACAATGGAGCCAGAGCGCTGATAAGAGCCAGCAAGCAAATACGTTGGCGGGCCGCCATGCGGACTACATTCTCTTCCTACTGGACGAAAGCGGTGGCATTCCTGACGCCGTCATGGTTACGGCGGAGGCGGCTCTCTCGAGCTGCGTCGAAGGCCATATCGTCCAAGCGGGGAACCCCACGCACCTGACCGGACCGCTCTATAGGGCGGTCACGCTCGAGCGTGCAATGTGGAAGGTGATTGAGATCACCGGCGATCCGGATGATCCCAAGCGCTCTACCCGTATCTCGCTGCAATGGGCGAAGGATATGATTAAGCTGTGGGGGCGCGATCACCCCTACGTGCTCGTCAACGTCCTTGGCCGCTTCCCACCGTCATCATTCAATGCGCTGATCGGCCCCGACGAAGTACGCGACAGCATGAAGAGATACTATCGCGAGTTTGAGCTCGGGCAGTCGGCAAAGGTGCTCGGTGTCGACGTGGCGCTGTTTGGCGACGACCAAAGCGTCATCGCCTTCCGCCAGGGCTTGCAGATGCTTTCGTTCAAGAAGTACCGCAACCTGCAACCAAGCCAGGGCGCCAGCATCGTCTCTAGGGAGTGGAAGGACTACGGCGCCCAGGCGGCGTTCGTGGACGCGACCGGCGGCGCAGGAGCCGGGTGGGTCGATGGATTGATGCTGCTAGGCCACGCGCCGATCGGTGTGCAGTTTGCCGGCCACGCGCACGAGAGCCAGCGTTACGCGAACAAGCGGGCGGAAATGTATTTTGATGCGGTCAACTGGATCAAGCGAGGCGGGGCACTTCCACCAGACGACAACCTGCTCGCCCAATTGACCGCGACGACCTACACCTACGAAAAGCGCGGCGATAGGTTCCTGATCGAGCCAAAGGAAATGGTGAAGGCGAAACTTAACGGCAATTCTCCGGACGAAGCCGATGCTTTCATTTTGACATTCGCGGAGCCGGTACAGCCGGCGGACGTGCGCGGCAGGCCGCGCCACCAGTACGCCTACGATCCGTTCAAGGATTCCGGCAGGGGCGTCGATGGACCGGCCAGCAAATTTCTTTACGATTACGATCCGTATGCAAATTAGGGGAATGTATAATGAGCGAGCGCCACAACATTTTTCTTTTGACCAAGCGGCTAGAGCGCTTGGAAGAGGACCATGTGAAGTTGCTGCAAGAGATAAACAAACTGCTTGCGCGCGTCGAAGATTTAGAAAAAAATCAACCCCTTACTCTTTCTACCTTAGCAAGCGGGAAAGCATAGGCAACGGACGGCATTTGTATCCCCCGCCTATGTGCATTAACGTGCGCGTCGTCTTATTCCGTGGCGACACGAGGGGATTTTCTCTATGGCCGCTCCCATTATCCCGAATATCGGCCCTTTAACAGTCCATACACTCAGCGGCACGGAGCTTTTCTATTTCGAGTCGGGGTCGCAAGACCAGCAACGGATCACGGCCGCTGATCTAGCAACCTACATCAGCGGCCTCGGTTTATCCGGAGCAACCGGTGCGACGGGTGCCACAGGAGCGACGGGCGCCACCGGCGCGACAGGCTAATAAATGTCCGGCCCTCCAACGATCTATAATATCGGACCGGAGACCGTTACCTCATTATCCGGCGACGAGTTTTTTCAATTCCAAGCTGAATCACAAAGCGTCAAGCAGCTCACCGCCTCTAATCTTAAAGCTTACGTCGGCACTTCGACCGGCGCTTCCGGACCAACCGGCGCAGGCGGACCTACAGGACAGACGGGTGCCGCCGGACTTACCGGAGCAACCGGTAGCGCAGGAGCCACGGGTGGCACTGGCGGTACACTCACAGGCTCGACCGGAGCTACAGGACAGACCGGATCAACCGGATCAACCGGCCCAACAGGCAGCACAGGACCAACGGGCCCATCCGGCGGAGTAACCGGGACCACCGGCGCGACAGGTGCGACAGGTGCTACGGGTGCCACCGGGGCCACGGGTGCAACAGGTGGCACCGGACAGACCGGAGCCCAGGGGATACAAGGCAATCCAGGATCATCGATAGTAGGACCGACCGGCGGGACGGGCGCCACCGGGCTTACCGGGGCCGCCGGAGCAATCGGCCCGACAGGTGTTGGGCAAACCGGCGCGACAGGCAACACCGGGAATACGGGTCAGACCGGCGCCGTTGGCAATCCAGGAAATACCGGTGGGACAGGCGGCACAGGCGGGACGGGCGCAACCGGAGCAACCGGCCTAACAGGTAACACCGGAACTACTGGATCAACCGGATCCACCGGCGCTACAGGCGCTACCGGTCCAACCGGACCATCTGGTGCCCCAACGGGAGATACCGGGGCGACCGGATCAGTCGGTCCGACAGGTCCGGCGGGCGGCCCTACAGGTGATACAGGAGCCACGGGAGCCACGGGTGCTACGGGCGCCACCGGGTCGACCGGGGCTACTGGCACTACTGGACCTACAGGGGCGACGGGAGCCACAGGGTCAGGAGCAACGGGCGCGACCGGGAACACCGGGACCGCGGGCGCAGTAGGAGCTACCGGACAGACAGGGCGGACCGGGTCGACAGGCGCGACCGGGACTACCGGGAGCACTGGAAGCACCGGAGCCGGGACCACAGGCACTACCGGGTCAACGGGCGCGACCGGAACAAGCGGCTCTAATCAATTCCCGCAGAGCATCCATTCTGCCAACTACACAACGGTTCTGGCTGACGCCGGCACGCAGCTCTTGCATCCATCGTCCGATAACGTACAGCGCACATTCTCGATCGATAGCAACGCCAACGTGCCCTATCCGATTGGGACGCAGATTATGTTTGTGAATAGGACGGCGGCAAATCTGTTGATTGCCATCGTCTCCGACACCATGATCTTGTCTGGAAGCACCAGCACCGGCACGCGCACGTTGACGCAGAACGGCATAGCGATAGCCGTGAAGGTTGAGACAACAACCTGGATCATCTACGGAGCGGCCGGCACCAAGTTTAGCGTCCTTACATAGAGGAACGAAGCCCATGTCATTTATCTCGAGCCTGTTTGGTGGCGGAGCGGCACCACCGCCGCCTCCTTTGCCTCCCCCGCCTCCGCATCCGGCGACGATGGCGAGCACAAGCGTGCAGCAGGCCGGCCAGCAGGCAGCTTTGGAAGCAGCAGCAGCGAGCGGCGCAGGATTTAGCGATACGATAAAGACCGGGTCGCTTGGCGCCCCCAAGCCAAACACGACGCGGGGCTCGGAAACGCTAGGCTCATAGCAATGTCGTTCGCCGCACCCCGCATGGCTCTGCCAATGCAGCCCGCAGCGAGTACGGCGGCATTTTCGCAATTTCTCGGCACGAGTCCGTCACCGCCGGCCGCGCCGATTACGCCGCCGAACACATCGTCCGGGGCCAATACGGAGATCGTCCATAATGCCGCGCACGAGCGCATGACGATGGGCGAACCGAAAGACGCAACGCCGCCGCCGCAGTTCACTTCGCCGACGGGCCAAAAAACAATGCTAGGGCAATAGATGGCGGAGCAAGCAACAGCCACGGCAGCCTATGAGGACATGGGGGCTTCGACGCTATCGAAGCAGCCTCTAACCGCGCCTGACAAGCTCGACAAGATGAACAGCTCGTGGAGCACGTTCTTTCTCCATTGCGAGCAGAGATTGGGGATGCTCCGCAACTGGCGCTACTCGTGGTGGGCGCATTGGGCCAGGCTGGCGGAGTTTTTTTTGCCGCGGCGCTATCACTGGCTAGTAGTCGCCAATCGCATGTCGCGCGGCAATCCAATCAATGACGCGATCATAGACTGCACGCCGACGCTCGCCGTCAATATCTGCTCAAGCGGATTGTGGACCGGCATGACTTCGCCGTCGCGCCCTTGGTTTGCGATCGAAATTGGTCTGCCCTGGCTGGAGTTGGACAATGAAGGAAAGGCTTGGCTCGAGGATACGCAGAAGCGTGCGTACCAAGTTCTTGCCCAAAGTAATTTCTATCAGACTATGGCGCAGGCGTTCCAAGACGTTGTCGTTTTCGGAACAGCCCCGCCGATCGTCTATGAAGATTACGAGGATATCATTCGGCTCTACCTGCCGTGCGCCGGTGAGTATTACTTGGCGTCGGGCGGGCGGCTAGACGTCACCGATCTCTATCGTGAGTTCACCTTCACGGTAAAAGAGATCGTCGATATGTTTCAGCTTTCCAATTGCCCGGCCGAAGTAAAAAAGATGTGGGCGCAGGGCGGAGCATCCCTCGACAACGAATTTGTCGTCGCCCATTGCATCGAGCCGAATTTTGCCGTGGCGAGGCAGCAGGGCGGCGACGAAGAGGTGACGATCGTCCCCGGCATGTTCGCTTACCGCGAGCTCTACTGGCTCAAAGGGATCAGGACAGCGCAACCGTTGAGCAAACGCGGCTTCCACAAAAAGCCGTTCATGGTCGCGCGCTGGAGCACGGTGTCGAATGACCCTTACGGGCGCTCGCCGTGCATGGACGCGCTTGGCGACAACAAGCAGATCCAGCTCGAGACCCGCCGCAAGGCCGAATTTATCGATAAGGGTGTGCGCCCGCCAATGGGCGCCAACGTCGAATTAAAGAACGAGCCATCGTCGATCATCTCAGGGATGATTACCTACATGAGCACGGAGGGCGGCAAAAAAGGATTCTGGCCCCTGTTTGAACCACAGGCGCAATGGCTGGCCGGGATCACCGCCGACATAGACAAAGTCTCCGCACGCATAGAGCGCTGCCTCTTCGTCGACGTGTTCATGGCGATCACGCGCATGGAAGGTGTGCAGCCACGCAACGAGCTGGAGCTCACGAAGCGCGACCTGGAGCGCTTGCAGCAACTCGGGCCCTTCATCACGCTATTCGAGAACGAATTTGGCAATCCGTTCTTTGAACGGCTGCTCGACATTATGACCAGGCGCAAAATCCTTAAGCCCATGCCCAACTCGCTCAAGGGCGTCCCGCTTAAGATCAAATACACCTCGATCATGCGCCTGGCGCAGCAATCCGCCGAAGCCGTCGGCATGAAGGATTTTTTCGGCACTATGGGCGGACTGTCGTCCGCGGCCAAGGCAGCCGGCGTTCCCGATCCGCTGCGTATCGTCGACCTGGACAAGTCGGGACGGCGTTTCGCAGAAGTGACCAATTTCCCGACCGATTGCCTGTTCACCGACAAGGAAGTGGTACAGCACGACAGGATCCGCCAGAACGCACAGCAACAGGCGCAGGTGCCTGGACAGGCGATGGCCGCGGTCAATGCTGCCAAGACACTCTCGGACACGAATGTCGGAGATAACAACAGCGCCCTGGCGCAACTGCTAGGTGGAGGCGGAGCCGGCGGCGGTGGCTTAGGTGGCTGACGATGTTTGCCATGCGCGCATTTGCTCTCGCGACCTTGGCCTGTAATCCTCCGGCCTATTTTGCAATGCGCGAGATGGCCTACTGGCGTCACTATTTGGCGCCAGGATCATGTCATTGGGCGGCGTTTCGGTTTGTGTATCCGATATGATTGAGAAAAAAGAAAAGACTGAGGTCGGCTACACCCCGGTCGCGGCGATGAAGAGCGAACGCTGCGACAAGTGCAAGCATTTCAAGTCACTCTACAATAGGTGTGAGCTGGTCAAGGGACAGATAATGCCGGGCGCCTGGTGCAAGCTATTTGAGGCTCATTGAGCTTGCCCATTTACCTTAGCTTTGTGCTCGCCGCACCACTTATTGTCCTGTGTCGGCGGCCATCCGGCCACATTCATAATACCCTCCGGTCTCTGAATGTAACCAAGCGTAGGACGTCCGGCATGGCACTCTCCGTAGCCAGGACGTAGCGGCTCGCGGATATAGAATTTACAATTGCCGCATGTGTCAGCCATTGGGCCACACCTTTTCTATCGCCAAGAGGACGTTGTCGATCGTGATCCCGGCCATGCAGGCGTGCTTCGGCTCTTCGTAAACCTGTCCGGGCGGATTGATACACGGGCCGAGCGGCATCCGAGAGATTTTAGGATCCTCGCGGAAGCAAGGCTGACACTCGAGCCCTAGGCTTATATTTGTATTGCGCGGGTAGCCTGCGGCCGTAGCCTGGGTCGATCCCCACAGAATAATGGCGGGCGTGAAGCCGCGCACTCCCCATGCGATGTTGGTCAGATGGTTTGTCCACGAGTCGACCCCGACATGAAGGCTTGCCCCCGCCATTAGGTCGATCGAGACATTCAGGGGCATTCCCATGAATGTAGGATCAGCATTGAGAACCTTTCTGTCTGTCGCGCTGCCGATCTGATAAAATGAAATGTCCGGACGCTTCGCGACCACCTCTTCCCATCGTTCCGTCGGCCAATTCTTATAAGCCGACCACCCGGCCTGCGGATGGATGGTCGCATAACGTGAGGGTAGTTTCAGCACTTCTGGAAGATTTTGGCTAGGTTGCAGTAAGAGGTGAGGAATGTAGTCAAGATCGATCCCCATTTCGGCTGCAAAATACTGGATCAAATGCTTTCTCATGGGCTTGTACGGGTAGCCATCTTGCAGCGGATAGCCGATCAGATTGATGACCTTTTCGTAGTCTCGTTGCCTCTGCTCCAGGGCTTCCGCGGGAAAGCCGCCGTCGATTCCGGCCTGTTTCATCAGGCGTTGCAGGCTTGTCCCAAGCGTAGCGTTGCAGAAATAATGAATGTCGTGGTCCGGGTGCTTTTGCTTGAGCAACGGGACCAGCGCCAGCGTCATAATGATATCGCCAATAGCTCCTGGCCGGTGCAGGGCGATCTTACGTCTTTCGGATAGCTTAACCTGCGTCGCGGTCAGGCGGCGATCGCCAAGCTTCGCTTCGCTCTTGCCCCTCTTGCGGATGACAAACTCGATCGCCGACTCGCCGATAGGCGTCCGCGTCTGGTCCTGGCGCTCCAGGCCGTAGCGGTGGGTGCCGGTTAATTGCTCAATCTTGATGAGGTCGGCGACATCTCCCAACAGAAGGATCATCGATAGGAGGTTGTGGGAGTTGGGGCTCCAGGAATTAGGCTTGAAAACCGTGAACGTGCCCTTGTGATCGGAATTGAAGGTGCTCGGGAAAACCCCCTGCTCGTACATATCCTCGTCAGGCACGGTCACGATCAGGTGCCCGCCAGGCTTTAGTATCTTGAGCCAGTTTCGCAGGCCCGTTAGCGGGTCGTGAAGATCCTCGAGACAGTGGGAGGCATGGACAAAGTCGAATTGTCCTTCCTTGCAGCCCTTCATGTCTTGGGCGTCGCCGTCCTCGCGATCGTAGGACAGGCAGCTCTCCATGAGCGGAAATAGCTCGATATACTGGCCTAGCGGGTCATTGCCGGCGCCGATATCGATCCCGTTGCCGCGGAAGTAGCGGGTAATGAAGTTGGAGTCGTGCAGGCGGCGTTGCACCGCCTTAGAAGTTTCGTGCATGGGCTAATCCGAATATACGAGGTTAAGACGGGGCTCGAGTTTTACTAGCGAAGCCATGGCATTGTTCGCCAGGCGCTCGATCATGTCTGTCGGCGTATTTTTCCCGGCCAGTAATTTCAGGTTGGCTTGCAGGCTTTCAAGATAGTGTCCGGACCAATAGGCGTTGACGGCAAACTCGTCGCGCACGCCGTAATGGTAGATCCAGGGCTCGATAAAGAGCCCCTGCGGTATAGCCAGATCCATGCCGCGGCACGCGGAATCCATACCTTGCTTGTTTCTGCCTAGTTTTCGGCAGAGAAATGCCATGGCGTGACAGGCTTCGGCGCGGGACGGCAACGTCTCCTGGGCACGAATGAAAGCCGCACAGGCGGTGTTAAATTCAAACTCTCCGCCAAGTCTTGTGCAACAACGGATAGCCTCAAACAGAGAAACGTACACTTGTTGGTCCCAAAACCCCATTTTTGAACAAATTAGGTAGTTTTGTAGGGCCTTTTCGTAATTCATGCAGTCCCGATAGCTTTGGGCCAAGTAAAACTGGTATCTAGCCAGCAAATAAGGGGTTTTTTCAGTTTTTAAGGCTTTTTCTAGAATCTCGGCATCTTTTTGGAATTTTTGCGGATCTGCGTTGCGAGAGCCCTCAATGCTGGCCTTTATCGTCAATCCAAGCTCGGTTGCGCGCGTAGCTGTCGGTGGTGCCTCAAGGTATTCGTGCAAAACGCCTATCCAACGGTATTTTCCATTGTTGCGGAAGAGTTGCGGTCGGGTATGGCGGACGCCTGCGTGTACCACCGGGATATCGTATATATCACGGGTCATTCTGGCCTTGAATGAGGCCAGGTCGAAGCCGTCGGCGAGCTCCAGAACATCGTCGGCGTCGATCATAAAGGCATAATCAACCTTGGTTTGGTTGAGGCCCAAGAGCGCCCGGTTACGGTTACTGGCGAAGTCTATCCAGGGGTCGTCGACGATCTTACCCTCGATATCGTGGTCGGCCAGGAACCCCCGGATGATATCTTTCGTGCTGTCGGTCGATCCGGTGTCAGAAATCAGGACGTAATCGGCCAGCGCGGCCACGCTTTTGAGGCATCGGAGAATGAGTTTTTCCTCATTCTTGACGATCATAGACAAGCCGATGGTTGCCACTAATCTACCCTCACCATGCGCTTTTTCGCCCAAGCATCGAGATCAGCCTGGCGGTAGCGGACCGCCTTCCAGCCGGCGCGCACAAAGGGAGGCCCGCCGCCGGCGTTGTTCTTGCTGGCAACCTTCTCGAGCGTGCGGTGGGTCATGGGGCAGCCGATCCGCGTCAGATACATCGCGGCGGCCTTACGGGATAACCAGGTCTCTTCCGGTGGCATGATTTTGTACCCTTTCACTAACTTATTATGCCTTTAATTCTCAATGACTGCAACCTCATGTTGCGTGTATATCGGGGCCATAGCACTAATCGTTGATGGCACTGTCGGAAGCCGAAATCTTCGATTGCCTCAAGAGCAATTTGCGCCTTGCGGCGCAGAATTGCGACGTTCTTGCCGTTTCCGCCAGGAAGGGCAAAGCCTATAGCGATCTCCGAAACAATCTCAGACTAGTCGAAGGCGCCTGTCGCCAGGCTGCTTTTTGGCGTGGTGGCGACGCCCGATGGCTCAAAATCGGTCTTTACATGGCATCCGCCCATAAACGGGCGGGCGATTGGCTCCGCGGCGTAAAGAATGCCGAAGGCGTCCGGATAAAGGTAGCGCCAGGTCAGATACACCCACTTTTCGTCAAGCTTGCCGACAATCTCCGCGCCGCCTACCGCAAGGTAGAAGAGCTGCAAACCAAGAAAACCAACATAATTGGTCCCATCCTCCCGAAGCCTGGTGTGCCGCCGCACCGTGAAACCAGGCCATCCGGATACAATCGATCGCCCGGCGGCATCATCTTGCCAGCCGAGAGCATGGTTCAATGAATGGCGATGAGGACCCTCCTGACACAGCCGACGAGCCACAGCCTGATACGGGCCCTGTTGATGCTGCCGATCCTGTCGTTCATCGCAAACGACTTACTAAGGCGGCGCTCCGTCACCGCGATGTTCAGCGGTTTTGGCAACAGGTTTTTTCCGACCCAATTGGGCGGAGTGAGATGTGGGGAATCCTTCAACAAGCAGGCACTTTCGATGATCGCTTTGGCGTTGGACCCAACGGGTTTCCACAGCCGGAGGCAAGTTGGTTCCACTTGGGCGCTCGCTCGTTCGGAATGCGCCTATTTCAAAGTTGGACTGCTCTTTCCCGCGAGGGCGTTTTTCTAATGCAGGACGAGCACGATCCGCGGTTCAAAAGACCGAAAATGCCACAGGTTAAACGAGAGAAGTAATGGCCGATCCAGTACCAGCAGTTCCATCGACACCCGCGCCCGCCGCTGCGGCAGAGATACCTTTGGCCGCTGTAAGCGCTCCCGCGGTGGCCGAACCGGCTCCCGCGTCCCAAGCCCCGGCTCAGGCGGCAACCTCCCCGGTAACGACCGAGCCGACTCCTGCGGTAAAGCCGGCGGAGCCGGCGCCTACCACCGATCCGGTAGCGCCGGCCCCTACTCTCAGTCTGTTGGAGCAGTTCGACAAAGATAAAGCCGATGCGGCGACCGCCAAGGCGCCAGCAGCCGCCCCCGCGGATGCAGCGCCAGCCTCGCCCCCAAAGCCGGCGGAGGCATCCAAACAGGATGCTCCGGCGGCGGCGGCTCCCGCAGCTCCGGCCGCACCTTTCGAATACAAATATACGCTGCCCGAATCGATGCAGATGGACGACGCCGTAAGGGGTGACGTCCACAAGGCTTTCGATACATTCCGCACCAACCCCGCAGAAGGCGCGCAAGCGCTTGTCAACCTTTACGAAGCGCGGATGCAGGAATACGCCAAATTCGTCGACAGCGAGATGCGGCGGGTATGGAGCGAAACCAAACAGGGATGGGCCAAGCAGACCAAGGGCGACCCGGAATTAGGCGGATCTGGCTATCAGACGTCAATGACCGCTGTCGCTCGTATGCGTGATCTGCTTGTCCCCGAAAAGCATCGTCCGGCATTCGAGCAAATGCTGGCAGCTACCGGCGTCGGCGACCACCCGGAATTTCTTAGGATACTGCACCAGGCCGCGCGTTTGTACGATGAACCAACGCTGCCGCCACCCAATCCGCGACCCCCATCAGGCAATGGTCAGCGACCGGCCCGTAGGTTGCGCGATATCTACTCGCAAACAAGAACCAACCAGGAAGGGCAATAGCCATGCCCAACCAAATGACGGAGAACTAAAATGGCAACGGGCCAGTGGCCGACCTTAGCTGATCTTACGAGCCGCATGGACGGCGCCGGCAAGCAGCACCTTATTGCGGAGATGCTTTCTCAGAGCATCGCGCTCCCCGAAGATATGCCCTTTATCGAGTCGAGTGAGATGGGCGGGCACGAGTTTGTGTTCCGTACATCGATCCCGGCAGGTGCCTGGCGCCAGATCAACATGGGCGTTCCCTATAGCAAGAGCACAACCGCGAAGTCGCGCGTTGGCCTCGGCACCCTGGAAGATTACAGCCAGGTTGATAGGTTGCTGGCAGAAATGTCCGGCGACATCGACCAGTTCCGTGAAGGAGAGGACGTCGCGTTCCTCGAAGGCATGGGACAGACGATCGAGCAAACGACCTGGTACGGCAACACGGCGACGACGCCAGCCGAGTTTATGGGCTTCTCCACGTTCTACAACACGGTCTCAGCGTCGACCGCGCAGAACGCAGCGAACGTCCTTGACGGTGGCGGCACCGGATCGAGCAACCTCTCTATCTGGCTTATCTGTTGGGGCACCCGGACCATTTTCGGTCTCTACCCCCGCGGCACGAAAGCCGGCCTGGCGATGGAGGACAAGGGCGACACCGTTCCCGGCTATGACAGCTTGGGCAATCGCTTCGAAGCCTACACGTCTTGGTTCCGCCAAATGGTCGGGCTCTGCCCGCAAGATTGGCGGTACGGAGCTCGTATCTGCAACGTCGACGTCACCACGGCCGGCCTTGCTGGCCCGAATGCGCTCGACATTTTCGCGACGATCCGCGAATTGCTCTTGCTGCCTCCGCACCTAAGCAAAGGAACGTCGGGCATCACCAAGACAGACGCGGTCGATGAACCGTCTCCAGGTATTCGTCCGATCATCTACACGAACCGTACCGGGCGGCATTGGATGGACGTGCAGGCAATGCGCGACAGAAACGTGTTGCTCCGGATCGAGGACTATGCAGGCGTTCCCGTCGATGGGATCAACGGCATTCCGATCAAGATTTCGGACCAACTACTCATCACTGAAACCCGCGTAACGTGATCCGGGCGGACAAAGGGCTCACAAAAGGAAAAATCCCATGATCTTAGACGCACTACTCAACTTCATCCCGATCGGCAGCCCGTTGACCGTGACTTCGGCAGCGATTGCCTCGCCAAACGTGATCGATCTACTCGGTCTTGGCGCCGGTGTGAATCCTACCAGCGCAAGCATTATCGGCAACGTAACCTTGTTCGGCCAAGCCGATGCGATGGGCGTTGGCGGGGCTCGACCGGAGCTAAACATCACGCTCGGCACATCGAATTGGGCCGGCGGGACGTCGCTCAACGTAGCTCTGCAAGGAGCTCCGGATGCAGGCACCCCGACTTTCCAACCAGGTACATACGTGACCTATGCGGAAACCGGCGCCATCGTCACAGCAAGCTTGCTGGCGAACACCGTCGTTGCTCGCTTCCCGTGGCTTCCGCCGTTCCCGGCAAATCAGCGCCCACGCTTTCTACGGTTGCTGTTCACGCCTGTCGGCACGTTCACTACGGGCCAGGTTGCAAGCGCGCTTGTCACTTTCGTCCGCGACGATCAGTTCAACAAGTACGCGGCGAACAACTACAAGGTCGCGTAAGCGGTCTGTTCAAGGACTAGAGGTGAAACCATGCCGCGAGGCAGACCACCAAGGGATAAGGCTATGACCGAACCTGTATCGATTACGCAAACAGCCGAGTTCAAGAGCGCAGTGGCGGAGGCGGCTTCGGCCGCCGTCGCCGAGCTCGTACAGAGCCTCAAGGAAGGCCGGAAGCAACACGGGACAGAGGATCAGGGCTCCGATTCGACATGGATGCGCGCTCTCGCAATGGAGATTTCGCAACTTACGGATCAGGGCACAGGCCGAAAGCGTGTTGCTCCAGAGGTTATTCGATCGCGGCAACTAGCCCGCGAAAAGATGACCAAACTCATCATCGACGCGCGTGCCGCGAAAAAGCCGGCAGCCTACAGAGTGAAGGCGAAAGTCTTGCTCGCTAATCGCGTTGTTGAGCCATTCTGGATTGCGTCGGACCACACCGCCCAACCGACCATCATCGATTGGGACGGCGTTCCTAACGAGGCCATGGTGCCGGAAAATAAGACGGCCAGGGCGATCCACGAAGCTTTCATGGAATCGATTGGCAGCTCCGTGCGCGTAGTGCCGGAGGATGCGCTTGCTATCACTCCTGGCGGCCTTGTCGTTCATGGCGGCGCGGCTTCGATCTCAGCCGGAAGGCGCAAGGTCAGCCAGCCAGAGGCAGAACACACCGGCAAGAACCAATCCGGCGAGGACGGCCTCAATATCCACCACACAAACGCGCCTGGGCGCTTCGTTGAAAAGCGGATCCTTGGCACGATCATGGACCCCGCCCGTCAAACGGTATGACCGAGATAGCCAATGGCAACCGTATATATCTCGGAATTTAGGAACGCAGCGTCCCCAATCGGGTCGTATGCTCCTGACGTGTTGCCGCAGCCGGGCGTTGCCCAACAAGCTCTCGGCTTTACCGGCGCGGGCACCCTCTCGGCTGCCTTTAATGCAGCTACCTATGCTGTATTGATTTGTGGCGATACGGACTGCTTCTTCAAGTTTGGTGCTACCGGAGCTTCCGGCGCTACTGGCGCGGCAGGAATGTACCTGCCGGCCAAGGTGCCTATGATCTTCGCCGTCGCGCCAGGCGACAAAGTGGCTGTGACAGCCTAACGGAGAATTGGAATGTCTAGGAAATGGTATCTCAGCCTACTCGGCGCGGTCTCCCTCTCTGTCATCGCCGGTGTCGCTGCTTTCGGCCAGAACACAGGGCAGATTATCGTCACTACGCCGACCGGCAATGAACTTATCGCGCTACAGACGTTGGGCCCGCAAAGCGCGGCGATCAGCACCACGAATCTCGCCACCTGGGTAAATGCAGGCGGCGGTGTGGTCGGTCCAGGCGCATTCACAACCCTCTCTGCTTCCAGCACGGTGTCTGGCGCGGGCTTTACGGCTAGGTTTGCCACACCAGGCCCGATCGGCAGCACGGTTGCCTCGACCGGGGCTTTTACGACGCTTGGGGCGTCTGGAAACGTCACATTGTCTCCGACCGGAACGGTCGCAATCTCCCCGTCTAGCACGGTTGCAATCTCTCCGACCGGTGCCCTCACAGTCAACCCAACAGCAGCCAGCACGATCGACAACGCCAGCATTGGCGTAACGACCCCGCTCGCTGGCAAGTTCACCACGTTGGCGTGGACTACCGCTGGTGCCGTTGGGACTTTCGGAACGGACGCAACCCACACGACCGCAACGGTCTGTGAGGATACGACATCGCACGCTATCTTTTTCGGTTCGGGCGCCGCCGGCATCTGTGCGGGCACCTCGTCGTTGCGCTTCAAACATGACGTTATCCCGCTCGAGGCCGGCCTCAAGGAAGTGCTGGCGCTGGAGCCAATCAGATACAAGCTCAATGCCGATCATGGTGATCCAGACCACGAGCTCTACGGCTTTAGCGCGGAACAGGGCGGAACGGTCCTGCCGGTCCTTATGGGGTCAGACCCCGAAGGCAGACCAAATTCATTCGATCATGTTGGCGTAATCCCCGTCCTGGTCAAAGCGATCCAAGAGCAACAGGCTCAGATCGAAGAGTTGAAGCGTCAGCTTTCTATCCCTGTAAAACACGCGCAAGCGCGCTAAGGAGACGAAAATGAGAAAGACTGTTATAGCGACCCTGCTCGCTGGTGCGCTCGGTGTCGGCTACGCTCTGGCACAAGCCGTTCCGGTCCCGCAAGTTGCTGCTGTTAATGCAACCGCCGATCTAATCCAGGTAATTCCAGGCGGCGCCCCGACCGCGAGAAGTGTGTACGGGACGGCGGCGCAAGTCACCGCGATATCGGGCTATAAGGATCTCGGCACGATCACGACCGACCCTGCCTACACGGCAACCACAGGCGTATGGAACGTCTTTGGTCATGCCACCGGAACGATCACCGCGGTTACGCTTACTGCCCCGGCAAGCCCCGGCGACGGTCAACGGCTCTGCTATTGGGCCGATCAAACGACCACGACGCTCACATTTACTGCGAATACAGGACAGACGATCGACGCAAGCGTGCTCGCCGCGGGCGTAGCGAAGGTCTCGCAGTGCATCACCTATAGCTCGACGACTAAGGCTTGGCGCTCATCCAACTAAATGCCGTGGGATGCAAAAAGCTTCGCGTCGAAGCACAACAAGAAGCTCCACGGCAAAGCCGCAAGCAAAGCCGCGGAGCAAGCTACTGCGATGGTCAGGGAAGGAGTACCGGAAGGAATAGCGATCGCGACGGCCAACAAGACAGGCAATAAGATCCAGAAGAAAGGCCGGCGCGCAGCCCTGTACGATCATCCGAGATCAAAGTCACATGCCTAACCCTACCCTTTCCGATCTAGCGAGCAGAACAATGGCCGGCAAAAAGAATTGGATCAAAAAGGGAGCTTCCAAGCATCCGGGCCTATTCGCCGAGAAGGCCGCTCGAGCCGGCAAGACCACGCGCGAGTACGCGCAGGAAAAGAAACACGCCGGCGGCACGTTGGGCAAAGAGGCTGTTTTCGCAAGTAATGCCATGGCCGCAGGCAAGAAGCGGCACAAGTCAAAGTTATACGACCACCCCAAGTCTCATTCCGATTAGGAGCCGCACCATGGCCGAAGAAAAAGCCAAAGAGGGCAAAAAAGAGAAGAAGCCTTCGCTGTACGATCACCCGTCTAGCAAGCGGCATAAGGAAGAGGGCAAGGGCGGGAAAGAGCACGCGCCGAAGTCAGAGAAAGAGCCCAAGCCCGAGAAGGAAGGTCATACCAAGCAGGCCGAGCCGAAGGCGGAGCATCCACACAAGGCGATCCACGAGCGCCACCACGAAGAGCGTGAGTCGATGCACGGCTCGCACGAAACAGAGCGCCGTGATCTGCACGGAAATCACCGCGAGGAACACCGCAAGATGCACGAGCGCCATCAGAAGGCGCATAAGGAGATGCACACCCGGCACCTCGAGGAAATGAACGCCGCGGCCCAGGGGCCAGGCGCAGAGATGATGCCAGGCACGCCAGAGGGTGCAGCTCCAGGGGCCGCACCAGGCGCGCAAGCGATGGCAGCGGCCCCTCCGGGCGCCGCACCGGGAATGCCACAGCCAGGAGCGTAGGCTATGGTTGACCTTGTAAGCATGGAGAAGGACGACGACGATGTGCTCGATCACATGGCCGTCAATCCAATTCTAAACTCAAAATACCCCTATCATCTGAAAATTGCGTTGACCCACAAGGAGTTTGCCAAACTTGGCTGCGACCCGTCCGTTGCCGAACGAGGCTGTATCGTGGAGGGCCGTTTCAAGGGCGAGATCATAGACGTTCATTTTCCAGAGGATCCAAAAGACGAAAAATGTCGGTGCGAAATACAAATTCAGGAGTTAGGACTAGAGTGCGAGGGTGAGGAAGAAGAGAACGAAGAGGAATAGGGCCATGCCCCCGGTCAGAATTGTAGATACCAACTACGGCGACCATCGCCATGACAAAGCGCCGCCCGTAAAAGGCAAACCGACACTGGTAGTGTCCGATCCGGAACCGCCGAAGGCCAAGCTCGAGGAAAACGGCTCCGCAGACACAGAGTCGCCAAAGGCGAAGCGGAAAAAGAATAAACCAAGAAAATAGGGGACCTTTCGATGCGGTGGCTGTGGCCTGACGGCTTTGTAGGCGACGATCCGGCCTCACGGCGCAATGCCCGCTGGCTGGCACTCGCGCTGGCGCTGATTGCGCTGATTGCGCTAATACCGGCCGCAGCAATGTCGCAAGGCACACTGTTGCAAGCCGGCCCAACCACACAGGGCCACGCTCCGGCTTACATCAATCAAGGACAGACAGGATCCCAGGCTGTTGTATTGGACTCCGGTCCGGCAAGTGGTGGAGGCTCGGGCCTTGGCCTAAGCGAGCTCAACATCACAGCGCGGGGCACCGGTTCGGCGCCGTTCGTCGGGCAGGGTACAGGACCCAACGGCGAGGTTGCGTGCATCCTGGACGCTCCTGCGAACAGCACATCCGGGTATCACTATCTGTGCTTCTCCGCCAACGTCCTAAGCGGCGGTCTGATAAGCTACGGGGCGGCCGGGACCGCAACACCGCAAACGCTTAACTTCAATTTCAATGGCACGGCGATAGCACCTGTGACATGCTCGGGCACGCCATCGAGCAGCTTCGCCACCGTCAACGGGATTGTGACCCATTGCTAAATGCCGATCACATCAAATGATATCGCCAACCAGGCTATCCAGCTCATAGGCGACAACCAACCGCTTGTCACAGGGCAGGCGCCAAGCTTCGACAGCTCTACAGCCGGGGTAGCCCTTTCCAAACTATACGTTCCGTGCGTGCAGACTGTTGCACGGCAATTTGCCTGGGACATGGCGCGCAACACGATCGCGCTAACCCTAAGCGGCAACACTCCGCCGTTCCCATGGACATTCGAATATCTCTACCCGACCAACGGGATCGAGGTGTGGCAGGTTCATCCTAACAATCTAGGTGACGTCAACAATCCACTGCCGCTCAATTGGAGCATTGCGAATGCCGTAGTCGGCGGCCAGCAGCAACGGGTAGTGTGGTCAAATCTGGCGAGTGCCTACGCGACCTACAACAATAATCCGAACGAGAACACTTGGGATTCGCTCTTCCGCGAGGCTGTGGTACGACTACTCGCCAGCGAATTGTCCATGGCGGTTGCAGGCAAGCCGGATGCGGCCCAAAGCTATCTCGAGTCCGGCGGAGCGTTTGAGACGATCGGTGAAGCGAGAGAGGACTAAATGGTTGCCAGCCTTCAATCTCCCGCCGATATCGTCAATGCGGCGCTGGCGCAGATTGGCTATAAGAACCGCGTTGGATCGCTGTTCGAGGGGTCCAGGGCGGCCAAGAATGCGCTTGATATCTACGGGCAGACGCGCGACCAACTGTTGCGGCAGGGCGATTGGCCGTTCGCGCAGCGCGATCTAGTCGGCAATCTCATCAAATCAGCGCCCGTCGGGGGCTATGTCCCGCCAACCGTATGGGACGAAGTCAGCTATCCGCCGCTGCCTTGGTTGTTCGAATACACCTACCCAAGCGATTGCATCAAGGTGCGTGCGGTCAAGCCGCAGCCGATCTTCATTCCGAATTTCAGTCCGCAGCCGTATCTCTTCGCGGTCGCCAATGACGGCAATCAGCGTGTTATCCTGTCCATGGTGGGGAACGCCGTTATCACCTACGTCGGACAGGTCACAAATCCTACCGATATGCCGGTTGATTTTGTGGAAGCCTTTGTTGCCGCGCTAGGACGTCGCCTGGCGTCGTTGCTTACGACCATGGACGCGGTGAAGCTCGAGGCACAGGCCGAGCAGGTAGAAACGACGTTGGCTGAAAGGCAGCAGGCATGAACCTCCCGACCGACGTAGCACAGCAAGCGATCGACGCCTCCGGTCTCGATTACCTGCTTGGCGATATCGAGGACGGGTCGCGGCCGGCCCAGGTGCTCCTACGCGCCTATCAGCAATGTTTGATGCAATTACTTCGCGGCGCCAATTGGGACTTCGCGCGCAAGACCGCGCCGCTCAATCTCCTGGCGGACGCTACCGGCAACACGCCGGATGTGGGAACACTTGTGCCAGTGCCGTGGGTGTATGAATACGAGTATCCTGTCGATTGCATGAAGGCGCGGTTTATCCCGTGGAATCAGCCATTTCAAAATCCCGGTATCCCGTCGGGCAATATTACGCCGCCTAGCCCGGCCTCGCCGACCATGACGGGGCTTGGCAATCCGCAGCTAACAGGCCAGCGCATTCGGCCGGCGCGCTTCGTGATCGCTACCGATCCAAACTACCCACCGCCGGCGGGCTCTGTGACGTGGGAGGTGCAGGGGGTTAGCCCGGTAAGCAGGACGGTCATTCTGACCAACGTGCAAAATGCTTGCCTGATCTACACGTCCCTTATGCTCTACCCGAGCGTATGGGATCCGCTGTTCCGCGCCGCATTCGTCTCCTATCTGGCGAGCGAGATCGCGCTACCTCTATCGGCCGACAAGAAGTTTGGCCTCACCATGCGGGCGCAGAACATCGCGGTCGCCAAGGCCAAGATCGAGCAGGCGCGTATCAGGGACGGGAATGAAGGGACCTATAGCTCCAACCTAAGCGTAGATTGGATGGCGGCTAGGAGAACTGGTGGATCGGGGGGATGGGGGAGCGGGGGATGGGGCGACGGAGCTGGACCAGGTGTTCCTTGGGGCGGCGGGTCTTGGGACTCGTGCGGATTCTCAGATGGGACCGCCTACTGATGTCACCATCTCGCAAATTCTCCAAAATACTCTTGTGCCGCCTTAGCGTAGGCTTTTGCGGCGTCGTCCAAGTTTTCAAATATGCCAATGTGCTTCTGGTGGATGGAGGCCACCCATTTTCCGCGGGACTTCTTCCACGAAACCCCCTTGCGTCCGGAGGTATTCTTTTTTGTCAGGTTGGCGTTTCCGTTGTTTTGAGATTGCGTCGCTTCACGCAAATTACGAAATCTATTGTCGGATACATCGGTGTTAGAGTGATCGATTGTGTGGGGCGGCCAATCTCCCGTCATGTAGAGCCATGCAAGTCTGTGAGCCAAGTAGTTTTTCTGATCGATCCTGATCTGTATATACCCGTTCGACTTTTTGGTTCCGGCAGCGTTGCCGGCGCGGATAACGCGCCTATTGATCCTCCAAGTAAACGACCCCGTCTCCGGATCGTAGTGCAGGGCTTCGCGAAGGCGCTCGGCTGTGATGTTTCCCATGACCTGATGCTATCGGGAGCATAATCCCGTGGCAACTCCCGTATTGCAGCCGGCGTTCACTACGGGCGAAGTCGCTCCTAATCTCTTCGGGCGCCAAGATCTCGCGCGGCTGCACACAGCAGCGTCGACGATGCGGAATATGTTTGCATCGTACAAAGGCGGGGCCTACTCGCGGCCTGGTACGCGCTTCGTCGGTTGGTCCGCGCAATTTGGCCGTCCATTCCCTCCGCGGCTTATTCCGTTCCAATTCAGCATCAATCAGGGATTGATCCTCGAGTTCGGCAATTTCTATATGCGCGTGATCTCTAATGGGGCCCAAGTCACAGAGAATCCGATTGCCATCGTCGATGTCTCTCAGGCTAATCCAGGCGTCGTAACGACAGGCGGCTCGAGTAGCGGGGTATCGGCCACGCCGGTCAATACTTCGATCCTCGCAGCCTATGCTCCAGGAGACACCATCACGCTCGCCGGCGGTGTCTTTACTACGCCCGCCGTGCTCTCCGTTACCGATACGACGCTGCTTTCGTGCGCCATCAATAGTTCTGGCAATGTATCGCAATTAGGATCTTCCCCAGGGTACGCGCCTGGCGATACGATCACGCTTGCCGGCGGTACACACAGCGTTGCCGCAGTCGTGGCCGTGGTGACGACAAAAGTAATCGCTGTTGCTCTGATTCCAGGCGCAGACCAAGGCACCGGCGGCACACCAGGTCCGGTTGTTCTTGTCGGGACGACGGGGACAGGCGTCCATTTTCAAGTGAACGGGGTTATCGACGGGACTGGAGTCCTGGCATCCGTCGGATCAATCATAGATCCAGGATCCTATACGACCAATCCAGCGGTTCCTCTCCAGGAGCCGGTCACGGGCGGCGGCCTCGCGGCCTGCAATATAACCGTCCTCATGGGCATCAACGCGATCGCGGTGACGGTCGGTGGAACCTATAGCGCCAATCCGGCCAGCAACGCCTTCACGCAAGGGTCGACAAGCGGCAGCGGGACCGGAGCTACCTTCCAATCGGCCATCATGGCCCCGGCCGCCGTCACTGTTAGCGATCCTGGCGTCTATACGACATTCCCGTCAAATCCGGTCGGCCAAGCATCGACTAGCGGATCTGGCTTAGGCGCCCTGTTCAACGTCATATCGAGCTCCGGAGACAACGGTTTCGTTACCGGAGATTGGGTGTTCATTTCCGGCGTCGGCGGAATGACGCAGCTCAATAATCAAACCTTCATCATAACCGTGCTCACGGGGACTACATTTTCCCTGGCAGACGTCTTTGGAAATCCGGTCGATACGACAGGCTTCCCGGCCTACACCTCCGGCGGCACGGTTTCGCGCATTTTCACTTTGACGACGATCTATTCGGACGCCGACCTGGAGTGGATCAAATTCACGCAATCCGCCGACGTAATGACGCTTTGCTGCGTCAATCAGGACACCGGAACGGAGTATCCACCGCAAGACTTGGCCCGCCTTTCGGACACCAGTTGGACGTTTACGCCTGTTATTCCAGTTGCCAGCATTGTCCCACCTACAACGACAACCTTAGACCATTCAGGGGCGACCGGCACCGCGACCGTCAATTATGCGTATTGTGTAACCGCGGTTGCCAAGGACGGCACGGAAAGCGTGGCGGGGCCAATCGCGCGCCTGCAAACGAATGTCGACATTGCTGCCGCCGCAGGGACCATCACAGTCACTTGGTCGACAGTCGCCGACGCAGTCACCTATAATATCTATAAAGCCGAGGTGTCTTACGGGCACGCAAACCCCGTTCCGGTCGGCGTTCTCTTTGGGTACGCCGGAACGGCCTTTGGCAATCAATTTGTCGACAGCAATATCATAGCGGACTTTCAACAAGTGCCGCCCCTGCACCGCGATCCTTTTGCCCGCGGGCAGATAATCGGTGCGGTCATCGACAACCCTGGAAGCGGATACACCTTTGCCACCGTCACCGTCACCTCCGGGGCAGGAACCGGCGCCATCATAGAAGCGGTGATTGTCAGCGGCGGCGTCGTGGCGCTCTTGGTTGTCGACAACGGCGGCGGCTATGTGACCGGCGACACACTAAGCATTGTCGGGGACGGCGCTGGAGCCACCGGGCACCTGACAATCGGACCTGAGACGGGCACCTATCCTGGTGTGCCGAGCTACTTCCAGCAACGCAGGGTGTTCGGCGATACGCTGAACAATCCAGACACCTACTTTATGAGTCAACCTGGTGCCTTTAAGAACTTTGACGCCAGGATCCCCACGATCGACTCGGATGCAATCACCGGCACGCCATGGTCGCTACAGGTCAATGGCATTCAGTTCTTTGTGGTCATGCCGGCCGGCCTCCTGACAATGACCGGTCTATCGGCCTGGCTCTTGGTCGGCGCCGGCAGCTTCGCAACCAATGTGCAACCGATCTCGCCATCGAGCCAGGTAGCGCAGCCTCTTGCCTTTAGTGGGTGCTCTCCGTTGCTGCCGCCGATTAAGATCAATTACGATATTCTCTATGTGGCGTCGAAGGGTTCGTATTACTTCGATCTGCCCTACCAGCTCTACGCTTTGTCGGAGCCGATCGACCTTACGATCTTTTCCTCGCACCTATTCGACGACTACACATTGCGGGAACACACATGGGCCGAAACGCCGTTCAAACTGATTTGGACGATCCGCAATGACGGTGTTCTACTGTCTCTTACCTTTCTAAAGCAGCAGCAAGTCGCGGGATGGGCGCGGCATGATACCAACGGACATTTCTGGAGCGTTGCGTCGGTTGTTGAGCCTATAATCGCCACGCCGGAGCTCGGAGATATTCCGGCGCAAAAGGCGGATGCAGTCTATTTTGCCGTCGAAAGGCACGCGCCAGCATGACGGTCCAGATTATTCTCACCGATTTACCGTTAGTGAACGGTGGCGCTGGCGGCGCCGGTAGCCTCTCGGGCACGGCTAGCCCCGGCATGGCCGGGACCGAGTTTGACGGCTCCCATGGAGCCGGTGGCGGTGGTGGTGGCTGCGGATACTCCGGCAATCTTGTGGTTGTTCATGGTGGCGCTGGCGGCCTGTATGGCGGTGGGGGCGGAGGCGCCGCGAGTAAGAACAGCCAGCCAGGGGCGATTAGCGGCGCCGGCGGTAACGGTCTTATCATTATTCGCTATGTCAGCACGCAATCTCTCCTGCCAGTGGGGCCGCTATATCTTACGGTAGGTTCCGGATCCTGGAGTGTCCCTAGCGATTGGAACAGCGCAAACAATTCAGTGGAGTGCATAGGAGCCGGCGGATCGGGCGGCGCCTGCCTAAAGTCATCAACTATTTTCGGACCAACCGGGACCGCAACCGGGGCAGGCGGGGGCGCCTATTCCAAAGAGACAAACATCACGCTTACGCCAGGCGGCACGGCCGCCTACAATGTGGGGGCCGGCGGCGCCGCAATCACGAATATTACAAGCGGGACTGTTCAAAACGGGAATGCCGGCACAGACACATGGTTCAACGGCGCGAGCTTCGGTATTGCCAGTGTCGGAGCAAAGGGCGGCTCGGCGGGCGGCGGTGCCAATGGCTCGGGCGGATCAAATCCACCTAGTTCATATATCCCCGCCAGCCCTGGTGGCTCCGCGGCCCAAGGCATCGGGTCGACATTGTGGTCCGGAGGAAACGGCGGAGAGAGCCAAAATTGCCTCGAGGTGCAGGCGGCTACCGGCGGCGGCGGCGCGGCCGGGCCTAACGGTCCAGGCGAGAGCGGCGTAAGCACCTATAACGACGATGCTCTTGTCGGAACGAATGGCGGCGGTGCCGACCTAATGAATTTTTGGACGGTCCCGTCCGATTTTGATCCTGACAACAATTCCATCGGCTGCATCGGGGGTGGCGGGGCGGGAGCCGGATCAGGCTGTAACGTGCAGGACTTTGGAGCGGCAGGTGGCGGTGGTGGCGCGTATGCCCAGGCTAATAACGTACCACTTACTCCGGGGCAGACCGTTCCATATTTCATCGGCGCCGGCGGATTTGCTTACACGGCCCTCGCGCCCGACGTCATTCACAATCAAACGCGCCATCTAGGGGCATCCGGCGGCGACACATTCCTTTTGTCTCCAACGCTCGTGCTGGCAAAGGGCGGCAGCGGCGGAGGCGCTTGGCAACAGCGCATACAGCTCATACCGCCGCCAGCTATTCCAGGCGGCGCCGGTGGCAACACCGGGTCGATCGGAGATCTAATTTATGCCGGAGGGCGAGGTGGAGAAGTTGAAAACACAATCGGTCCAGGCAACGGAAACATCGGCACTGGCGGCGGTGGTGGCGCCGGGCCACTAGGTCCCGGCACTAACGGCGGAGACAGCCCAGGAGGTGCCAGCCCGCCAAGCACAACAGTCGGCGGCGACGGTGACGGTGGTGGTGGCGGAATTGGGGGAACGGCCGGAGACGGCGTGGGCACTGCCGCCGGAAATGGTGCTAATGGGACAGAGCTAGGTACACAGGGCGCCGGTGGCGGCGGCGGCGGCAATAGATCAAACGGTAACTCTGGCGTCGTAACCGCCGGGAATGCCGGACTATACGGCGCCGGTAGCGGCGGCTGTTCCGTTTTCACGTTTCAGCTTGCCGTTGTCGGCGCGGGCTCACAGGGAGCAATTATCGTAACCTATGACGCCGTAGCTCCGCCTCCGCCACCCGTCATTCCCCCGGCCGGCTTCATCATCGAGCGCCTTGATAACCGGGTGTGGCCCACGGTCGAAAACTGTTGGTGCGTTGATTGCGGGTTTACGCTGGCGCGGCCGACTCCGGACGCCAACCTGATTGCAAGCTCGGCTGTCGGGTCCGGCATTCCAACGGGTGTTACCGACCTGGTAGGCGGCCAGGGTTATTCCAGCGCGACAACCGCAGAGTTAGTCGACGGCAACGGCTTGGGCCCAGGCGCCGGAGCCCTCGTGAACCTGACTATTGTCTCCGGGGTCATCACGGCGATCGCGTTCTCGCCGGCCGGATCCGGCTATGTCTTTCCCAACCTCGTGTTCAATGATCCTGAGAATACGGGCAGCGGGGCTAGTGCAACCGTTACACTGGACAACTCGGTCACATTCGTTGCGTCGGCAGCAGTCTTTTCTAGCGGCGATGTTGGCAGCGTGATCCGCGCCGGCTACGGCGTGGCGGAAATTACAAGCTTCGTCGATACGCAGACCGTGATCGCGCAAATGATCTCGCCGATTGTGCGCGTCCAGCCCGACGACCCGATCAATACGGACCAGGTGATTACGCAATTGAGCGGCAGTTGGACTATGACCGAGCCGATATCATCCTTTTATCTGCCGCAGCTCATTGGTTTTGAAATCACCGGCCTGGCGGATGGACAGGTTATTCCTCCGACCATTGTGCCGGCAGACGGCATCGTTACCCTAGCGAAGCCGGCATCGGCGATCATTGTAGGATTGGGCTTCCAGGCTCAATTGCAGAGCACCTACCTGGATGCTGGCGAGCCAACCGTGCAAGGACAGCGCAAGAAGGTCGCGGAGGTGACGGTCCGCATAGAGCAATCCGCGGCATTCGAGATCGGCGGCAACCAGCCGGACGGATCCGTGCAGAGTCCGCAGCAGCTTGCGCCAGAATGGCAGAACATGGTGCCTGCACCTACCCATGCGATAGCGCCGTTCAACAGCCCGGCCACTCCACTATTCACCGGAGATGTTCGCGTCCCGATCCCGTCCGGGTTCAATACGAGGGGCCAGGTTGCCGTGCAGCAGCTCAACCCATTGCCGCTACAGGTGCTCGATTACGTTCCTGAGATCCTTAGCGGCGATAAGCCAGCGCAAGAGGCGCCGCAGCGACGGGGTAAGGGGGATAAGTAATGCCGAAGTTTGAGCTCGTAGAAGGGAAATCATGGCATTGCGGCGCGATGAGCCGGGTTCTCCGCCTCGAGCATCAAAAGGCGGTAGCGATGGTTGGTCTCAATTCGCACCGCGAGCTCCGCGCCGCATTCGACGAGTCCACCTACAAGAGAGCATGGTTCATCGATGGCAAGATTGCCTCGATCGGCGGCGTGACCGGCACGGCGCTATCCTCGTATGGTCTGATTTGGCTTGCATTCTCTAATGCTGCCACGAAATACCCGGTAGCGATGGTCAAGCTTATGCGCCGGCAAATAGCAGAGATCATGCAAACAAAACGCTTCCTGATTACTACGATTCTCGAGGGCGACGAGGCGAGCGAACGCTTCGCTATCTTCATGGGATTTGTGCCGGAGACAGACGGCGAGTATGTGTTGCCTGCGTCGTCGCGCTTTGGCCGAAAAGAAATAGCGCGGCAATTAAAGGAAACAGAAGTGCGGCTGCCTCTTGGGACCGGATACGCTAAGGTTATGGCTTATCGACAAATAGGGGCGGACTGAAATGGCCTTTGCTCTCCCCATCATCGGGCTAGTCGGCGCCGGCATCTCCGCCGTTGGCACCATCATGGGCGGTATCGCGCAAAAGAATGCGTTGAACTACCAGGCGCAGGTTGCCCAGGAAAACGCGATTATTGCCCAACAAAACGCGCAATACACGATCGAGGCCGGCCAGGCAAAGACAGCGGCTAAGTCTATGGAATATGCGGCAGAGGGCGGCGCCATCAAGGCGGCGCAGGCCGCGGGCGGTGTCGACGTCAATACCGGGTCCAACAAAGACGTGCAGGTATCGCAGCGCGAGCTCCGCAAGCTGGACACCGAGCAGGAAATGAACAAGGCCCAACTTGCAGCCTACGGCTACAGAACTCAGGCCACGAACTACCAGGCACAAGCCGGGCTCTACTCCTACGAGGCACCGCAAGCCTTGAAGGGCGCCGAGCTTGGGGCGGCGGGCAGTTTCACCAGCGCCGCAGCAAAATGGTTTAGTCCGTCCGGGTTTACTACGACCTAATAGGAGCCTCCCATCGCCCAGGTTCCCTACAAACCCTTTCCTACCAACGAGCCGGCGGCAGCACCGCCGTCCGATTACTTCCACCTTGACGTAAGACCTGGCGCATTCGGCGGGCACATCGCGCAGGGATTGCAGCAATTCGGCCAGGGCGTAGAGAAGGCCGCCGATACATGGGGCGAGATCCAGAAGGATAGCGTGCTCAATAACGCTATCAAAGAGGCGGAGGCGGAGACCGAGAAGTTTTCGAAATTGCAGGGTGCCGAGGCGCTTGAGGCCGAACAAAAAACCAAAGACAACCTCGAACAGATTGCCGATAAGTACCGCAGCCAACTTCCGGCCAACCTGGCGCACCAGTTTGATACCGCATTCCGCCCCTACCAGTACCGGACCTTGGGCGGAAAGATATCGACCCACGCGGTCCAACAGGCGCAGAGGTTCACGAAGGAGACGAACGAGGCCAGTAGCTCGCAGGCCGGCGACGACGCGGCCAACAACTACAACAATCCGGAAGCGGTCGACCAGGCGATCCACAAGGCTAGGGACGCTACGGTTAAGCAGATTCAAGCCGAGGGCAATGTGGCGCAGCCCGGCATAATGCAACAGGCGCTAAAGAACTCTGACTCCTACGTTTACGCCCGCGCCGCGGAGGCTATGTTTGTCCACAACGCCCCGGAAGGAGCCGCCTATGTCGAAGCGCATAGGAAGGATCTAGGGCCCCGCTACACCCAACTAGCCGAGAAATACCGCGCAAGGGCGACCGAGATCGCCAGCGAGCAGAAATCGGACGTGCTTCGGAAGGGTTTCGCGCAACCGGATCCCGTGGTGCGGCAGGGCATTTGGGACGCCAACAAGGCCGTCTTGGGCGAGGACACCTACCGTACTGTAAGCGGGAAGCCGGCACCGGATAATGTCGTACCGTTGCGGCCGGGGACAGCGGTTTCGCGTCCAGGAGAGTCGGAGCCCGATCGCCTGGTACGCGAGGCAAAAGAGAAGCTAAATGGATCGCCGAGCTCGCCGCCGGTGTCGAATCCAACGGCACGTCTCCCTGGAGAAAGCCGGGCGGATTGGATCAAGCGTCACGCAGCAACTCAGCAGAAAACGTCGCAGGACTATCCGCCTGGCACGCCGTTCGCGGCGGAGGCAAAACCCACGAGCGAAGGCCAGGGCGCGATCGACGCGGCTCTACGGCGGAGCGTAGATGCTCACACGGACAGAAACTTTTTCAGCTCCGGAGCCGCCAGGCGCCAAGGCGTACCACAAGGCCGAACGACGATCGGCGACAGCCAGGGACACACGATAGAGGTGAACGAGGCCGCCGCGCCGCACTTCGCGGGCTTCCTGAAAGAGCTCACCGACAGCGGCTATAAGATAAAGGATATCGGCGGATACTCTAATCGCAAGATATTCGGCACCAACACCTATTCCGAGCACGCTTTCGGCAACGCCATCGATGTCAACCCGAACGAGAACCCACAGCAGCGCGGCGGGCCGAGTAACATGCCGGCGAATGTGCGCGAGATCGCCGCCAAATATGGTTTGATTTGGGGTGGCGATTGGTCGGGCTCGTCGCGCGACCCGATGCACTTCGAATGGAGCGGCAAGGGCACACAGGTAGCGGGGCAATAATGGACGGCACTCCACAGCCTAGCACGTCCGCGCCGGATCCAGGCACGCCGCCCCCGACCCTCTATAAACAGATGAGGGAGAACGGGTTCAGCGAGGACGAGGTTAAGGATCTCAAGCCGAAAGAGGCAAATGCGCCGGCAACGGAGACGCCGGCTCCGGAGCCGCAACTCCCCACCGTGCAGCCCAAGCAAGTCGTTCCGCCAATACCGGAGCCCACGCCAGGCGTATATTCGCCGGAGCAGCAACAGAACGCTCTCCGCGCCGCAGATTCGATCACCGATCCCGAAATGCGGATGAAAACAAAGGCGCACCTCAAGCGCGAGTACGCCAACGACGCGATCATGGACGGCATCAACGGGAAGGCGCGTGAAGAGGCCATCAAGACCGGAGTTGCCTCATACTCGCACGCGGTACAACAGCTCCGTGACGACCCGAAGATGGACTTGGGCAGGAAGCAGCAGCTCGTGAAGATGCTGACGAAAACCATGTGGGAGGACCCGCGGCTGGAATACGGCGAGACCAAGCAGCACCTCGAGGGCGCCATGCAGTCTCTCGCATTCGGCGAGAACATGATGAACCTTGGGCCAGGATACACAGCCGCGCTTGACGCGGTAGCAAACGGCCAGATCACGAGCGCACGGCAAATTCTAAAGATGGAGAATGACGGAAGCCTGACCTCGAAGGGCTACGGCATGGTCCTGGGGCGCTTCAATACGCTCGATAAACCGGACAAGGCGATCGACACGAGGCGCGAGTCCCTGGCGATCAAGCACATCACTCAGACCATTATGAAGGGTTTTGACGAGAACTCTCCGATACCGGGAATGAAGCCTACCCCGAAGCACTAC